TTGGTATATTCTTGAAAAATCAACAAATAAAATTCTAATTGGTATGAACCAATTAGATTTATGGGGTGGAGGGCAACAACTTAATAGGGGATATAAATATATAGAAAACAATAAGCATAATAACATAAATAGTAAGTTATTATGTGTTGTATGTAATGAAATCCAATTTAAAAGCAAAAAAAATAAAACATATAAATTATTTAAAATCGGTTTTGAAAATAATACGTTATGTTATTTGAATAATTTACAAACTATTATTAGTTCATATTTTAATTAGTATGATTATTATAGTAACTTTTATAGTAATAATGAATTAAATTTAAATATTAATTCTTGCTTTGATATTGATTTAGGTCCAACAGTATTGTTAAATTCATAACAAATACTAGATAAACTATTTATATTAGTAGTTAATGTTTTTCCATTTGTAAATTTTATAAAATAATGCGATTGAACACTTTTTTCATCTATTTTTTCATCAATTGTTCCAGCATTAACACCAACACGGCGAAATGATATATCTGGATTTTTTGCTTTTTCAACAAACATAAAATTTATTGGTTCTAATTTATCATTTACAACTCTATTTGTTGTTTTTTTCTCCCAAATCTGAAATATACAAGGAACATTATGTTCTAATCCATCAACAATAAATGCTTTATCCGGCAAATCTATTTCACATATAAGATGAAAATTTAATGGAAAGGTTTTTTTTAAGCTATCTTTTTTGAAACTTTTAGGTAATATAAATGATACACTATCACAAAATTCACAAGATTTTTTTATAAATTTAATCGCCATTGAAGATTGGCGGCCAAATGGCGGATTACCTATTATATGTATTTTACTATAAGTTTCTCTCGTGCTTACATAGTCGTATACTAAATAATCCTGCTTTATTATTTCATTATTATCTGGTTCTAAGTCGTAGAATTTAAAATTATTTGTTATTGATTTAATACCACTAATAAAAGAACCATTGCCCGCACTAGGTTCTATAATCAAATCATTTGAGCTAATTTGTATGTATTGTTTAAAATTATTTAAACATAACTCAACTACATTGTCTTTAGTATAATATTTATCAATAGTATTACGCTTTAGTCCTTTTGTTTGCATATTAATATTAGCTATTATTTTAATTAATTTAGTAATTTTTAAGTCAATTTTTCTTTATTTTCAAGAACTAATCTAATGAAAAAATTAGTGATTTTGATTTATGTGGAACACAATATAGTATTGAAGTTTTAACAAAGCATATGTATTATTTAAATAAAAAAGTGGTGCTTAACACTCAACATTTAACAGCCCATTTTTGTGTAAGATTTATTTTAGATATGGACATTGAGTCGGGAAGCGAAGATAGCTATTGTTATGATAAAAATCATATTCTTAGTAGGCAAAAACATATTACAAGTGAAGAATTTGATGAAGCTTATGAGTTATATTATAGCTAAATAATTATATTAAAACATATTAAAGCATAAAATATATGTTTTATTTAAGAAGCTATGGATATAGAACTCCTTCAGCAAGCATTAGAAAATGATGCTAATTTAAATATAATAAATACAAATATTCAAGAAATTAAGCGCAAGAAAAACGAAATATTGCAAGAGCTCGGTCTTAAGCGTGACGATTTGAAAAGTTTTCATAAAAAATTAAACGGTTATATGTATGTTGACAACTTAAAGGATTTAAAATATGGGCGAAATATACGATGGGTTAATTTAAAAAAAATAGAGCACATTAAAATAACCAATGGGTCTATTTTATGTGATATTAAAATACACGACAAAGGAATTGCGCTAGTTTTAAAAGGCTATAATCACAGTTTTATTACGCTCTATTTAAATGAAAATATTATATTTCAAAAAATTAATGATGAAGAAAAAATACTCCTTAAAGCAGTCGACTATTTAAACAAACAAGGATAGTATAATATAGTATAAAATTGATTCTTTAGCTATACTTGTTTTTTTTTTATTATAAACAAATATAGCTATATTAATGAATTGCGTACCTTGTGACTATTTAAACATTAAAGAATTGCCTAACGATGTTGGAGAGATTATATGTGGGCACCTTTTTAAAGATTATCAATTTCTCTCAAAGCTTAAAACAACGTGTAAGGCACTACATAAATCTATTAGTGTTTTTGCTATTGCTAAATTAATGTTGCCTACTAAACTTGGGTTGTTTAGTTTTCGCGATTTATGTATAAATGTAGATTGTTATGAAGACACTTATGATGTATTTACATTTGTTCATAACTATTATTATACTCGCTACTTACATTCAAGACAATATGCATTGAATGCTACAACTATTATAGTTAATGCACAATATTATAATATTAAATCTCATTATTGTTGCGAGTGCTTGAAAAAGTTTGTGTTAGTTGGTTCTAACTCAAATGTAATAGAAAACTATCACAACTCTGAAGAAGTTAATATAATATTTTAATCCATTTAAACATTAAAACATAAAAGACACAAAAAAAATTGATTGTTTTTTTTTGCATCTATTTAATGAGGATAAAATATGGTTCTCGGTTTTTGCGACCTTAACGATGATGTTATTCAAATTATTATAGGTCGCATAAAACACTATAACTATCTTGCGTTGTTTAAAAGGACGTGCATAGCTAACTATAATAGTGTGTCACGCTTGTCAATTGCTAGACTTATGTTGTCTTACAGACTAAGTCTATTTTCACCAAGAACATTTTGTATTAATATTAATTGTGCTGATGATACTAAGGCAGTATTTGATAAACATTATCGCAATGGTTATGATAGTTACGTTCATATTAAGCAATTTGCCTTAAAACAAACAACAGCCTTAATTAATGAGCAAAAGTATAAGTTTAATACGCACTATTGTAGCGAATGCTTGAAAAAATTTGTTTTAGTTGGAGATTTGAAAAATGTTAAGCACAATTATGACTATATAGATGAAGTAAATATTAGTTATACTAGATGTAAGTATATATTTATATAATGATTTAAAAAAAATTGATTGTTTTTTCTCTCTTAACAAACTAATTATAGTAAATATGGAAGTCCAAACGTGCGCCTATACAAGTCCTAATGTGTCTAACTTTAACTCTAATTATGGAAAAATTAACATCACTTCTGTTATTATGTGTTTCCTTATTATTTATAGCACAGCTTTAAGTATTGTGTTAAGTGTAAAACAACTTATTCAAATTATTAAGGAAGAAGAACTCTTGAATGAAGAAGAAGAAGAAGAGAAAGAAGAAGAAGAAGAAGTTATCGATAGAGTTGAAGTTCAAACGCAAACAAACGAAGAAGATTATAAAGAGGAAGAAGAAATTTTACTTGCCAATTATAATGCTAAAGACAGAGCATTAGCATTACAAGCAGCATATGACGAACGCGCTAAACTTACATTTGAAAAATGGCGCGAGGCACATTATAATTTATTTAAAATTAAACGAGAACTTGCACCACATGGCGGTGAGGGCTTCTCCTACACCGAGAACGCCAACAAGTATCGTACTTTTATGATGAAAATGCAAGAAGAATATCTTGAAACAAATGAAAAATTAACTCGTTTAGAGGCATTTAATGCCTTAAAAAAAGCAAGAACATTAGATATAAAGCATTATAAAGAGTTTATTCATTTATTCAATTCTTAAATAGCAATTGTTGCTATACTTTAAAAAAATTGATTACTTTTTTTTAGCATTTATTAATAGCCTCCACAAAAAGCACAGAGCAAAAAACAAGAGCGCTATGACAAGCGCAAGCACTAATTCAAGCGACCACGTTTCGTTTTCAGTCGCACAAGAGAGGTTGCTTGAGTTTTTTGAGAAGTTCGTTCCGACCAAGCGTACATACTGTATCAATCCAAACTGCATAGAGGAAACAGAAGGCGCTGTGTTATATATATGGGAGAATAACTCACTGGCTTACGAACACAATGAACGGCAAACAGCATTGAACATTACAATCATGCGAGTAAACGGAAAACCACATTGGGTTCAGAGTCATTATTGTTGCGAGTGCTTCAAGAAACATGTTTTGGTGGGAAACAACAAGAATGCTTCGCAACACTATGGGGGTTATTGTGACGGAGTTCAAGAGGTAGAAGTATACTTTCATAATGAGCCATGGCCTTCTACGTGGCATAATCGTGAAACAGGAGAGGATCACGTGCTTACTGAGCTTCAGGAATATATGTTGGCAACCGACTAGATAGATGTTGTTATACTTTTTAAAAATTGATTTTTTTATTATTTTTGCACTATTAACAAAATAACAAAATAATTAAAGCTTTAAAATGATGAGCGTAAGCAACATTTGCGAGTTACCAAGCGACATTATGACACTCATTATAAAACAACTCGGCAATTATGAATACATAATTGGTCTAAACATTACTTGTAAGTCATTGTCTAACTTGATTTCAAAATTTGCTGTTACAAAGGAGATGTTTGCTGTGTTGTTTAGCAGATTTAATCCTTATGAGTTACAGAACTATAATCCACATCGTAAGTATATGGCAAGATGTGTAAATGAGCGTTGTAAAGAGGAAACCCATAACGCGTGTGTATACATATGGGAGGCTCACAATGGGATTGGTTATGTACATGGAAAACAAGATGCACAAAACACAAATTTAATGGTAATTAATAAGAAAAAATTCTGGTTTCGCTCTCCTTATTGTTGTGAATGCTTTAAAAGACACGTTTTAGTAGGAAACAACAAAAAGGTTGCGCAACATTACGGAAGTTATTGTTATGGAATACAACAAGTAGTTGTAACCTTTAACACAACACAACCCTCTAGTTGGTATGATTGTGCTAGAGATTGGTATGGACCTTTAGTGGAGAGACAGGTGCGTCTTTTAAATAGTTAAAGTGCTTATTTGTATTAGCGCTACAAAAAATTGATTTATTTTTTTATCAATTATTTATAGTACCAAAAAAACACAACTATGACAAGTGTTAAAACAAGTAACCAAGTTTCATTTTCGGTTGCTATAAATCGGTATCAGGAGTTTTTTGAAAATTTTATTCCAACGCAGTGTCAAGAATGTATCAACCCCAACTGTAGTCAGAAGAAACAAAGCGCAATAAAACATATTTGGCATGCTCACACACTTATATATAAACCTAATGAAGACCATATGGCGTCAACTATAGCACCTACGTTAAATATAATAACAATGCTGGTTAATGGAGAGCAATTTACTGTTATGTCACATTATTGTTGTGAGTGCTTCAAACAACAAGTGAAAAAAGACCGGAGTGCAAGGCAGAGAGCAAATCAAGAAAAGCGCACACAAGAAAAGCAGGCGCGCTATTGCTTACAACGAGATTTGCGTTTAAAAGAAGAGGAGGAAAAAGCTAAAGCACAAACTAATGATTAAATGCTATAACAACATTTTTATAGATGTTGTTATACTTTTTAAAAATTGATTTCTTTTTTTTTGCCATTTATTTATAGTCCGGTCAAAAAGAGAGAAGAGCAAAGAGAGAAGAGCAACGATGATGTGCCAAGCTTGCGAGCTCAACATTTGCGACTTGCCAAGCGAGATCATATCACTCATTGTTGATCGGCTTGGAGACAAAGACTACCTCGTGAGCTTCAAGGAAACGTGTGTGTTGTTTAGCAAATCCGTGAGCCAGTTTTATATTGCGGGGCAAATGGTGGCTACGTTGTACGGGGTGTTTACTGAGCGCTATGTTGACAAGCGTTTTGAGAATCAATATATAATGGGCGACTGTGCAAACGCAAACTGCTACTACGATACTGAAGCAGTGTGTGAGTATGTATGGAATTATGGTTACAGCCGCTACTATCATCGTATTCAAAAGCCAATGCAATGCACGACCATGTTTGTCGATGGAAAAGAGTATCCTGTCAAACATCATTATTGTGCTGAGTGCTTTGTGAAGTTTGTATTGGGTGGGTCAAATCCAAACATGTCGCGGCACTACGGGGACTATACTAGCGATGGAAACAAGCAAGTGAATGTGACCTTCAATGCGGAGCCAACACCTTCAACGTGGATACATTACCAAACAGGCGCAAAGGAACCATTGTTACAGTGGCAAGTAGATGCTATGAATGGTAAGTTTCCATAGCATATACTTGTGTTGTGTTGTGTTATGTTGTGCATTTTCTCTTTTCTCTTTTCCTATTTTTTGTTTTTATTGCTACATACTAACTAGTCAACCAATTTAAACCCATCTTCAATAATATTATAGTTAAACCCCCAATCATCTATTTCTTTCGGCGTTATACATCCATTTTTAAACGCCTCATTGTAATTCCAATAATGTACTGGCTCAAGTATCCATTGCTGACTATTTAAATCGACCAATCCAGAAGCATCAAAATCAAATAATTTATAAACTCCATCTACTGATTTAGCCAAGTTATCGAACTTCCAATCTACATACATAATTCCTAAGCCTTGTAAGTAAGTTTTCACGTTTTCCATTACTTCTTGTATTTCAATTAAATCGTCATAGCTCATTGGATGTAGTCCAACATAACATGAAGCCGATTTTTCAGTGCATAATTGTTCCATAGTAATATAGTCATCTGTTACATCATAATAATTAACTATATTTGGATGAGGGTTTTCCATTAATATTTTAACAATGGTTCTTTCAACATTATTTGAATATGCGTGGCTTTTAGTGAGCGGAGGACCATATTTTCTAAAAAAAGTAATTCCATCATAAGTTTCATCTGTTTTTAATGTGCTGTCACTATTCATATTATAAATAGTAGATTGTTCCATTATTTTCTCAGTTTCTTAGTAGTCTTGTTTTTTAATAATAACTGTGCTAAATCTTTAAATAGTTTATGTTTATTATTCTTGCTGGATTTAAGGACCATCTTTTTCTTACAACTGAATCCGTTTATTTTTAAGTGTTTTTTTTGTAAAACGCTATAAATACATATACCAATAGCCCGGCTTTCTGGATTATTTGCATTTGGAACTTTTTTAATACAGCTACAAAGTTTTTTAGCAATTATGTGCTCGGCTAATTTCTTAAGATGGCTAATATTCGTTTTTTTAAACGGCACATTGTAATAATCCAAAATTTTTATATAGTCTGCTTTAGTTAAATCCATTATATATATAATTTATTTAATTTTTATTTATTTTTATATTATCATTTTTTTATTTAGTTATCATTTTTTATTTTTCATTTTTTTTGTTATAATTTTTTATTTTTTATTTTTTTATGATTAAAATATTAAAATTATATAATATATAATGAATACTAAAAAACTCTTTAGTTATACATTGAAATTATCTGTAATTGTTCAATTTGCAACATTAGCAATTAATTTATTGGTAAGTACAAAAAATATACCACGTGAATATTATATAATAAAGGAATTGTTTTTTTTAGAATTATTTGTCCAAATAATTGAAGGCTTGTTTTACATTTGGTTAACTTATAATTTTAATAAGCTAAGCAATATGACACCTAATAGATATATGGATTGGGTTGTAACTACACCAACTATGCTTATAACACTAATTTCATATTTAATATTTTTAGAGGCAAAGGTTACAAAACAAACAGGCACTTTGAGATTAACCTCTATATTAAAAATGAATTATAAAACGCTAGTTCCAATATTGAACTTAAATTGGATGATGCTCTTATTTGGGTATTTGGGTGAAATAAATGTTATTCCGGTTGTTTACAGTGTACTATTAGGGTTTATACCTTTTTTAATTTATTATTATATGATTTATAAAAATTTTGTAGCTAATAATAAATCCACAACAGGTTCAGGATTAAAACTATTTATGTACTTTTTCTTTTTCTGGTTGCTATATGGAGTTGCTGCATTTATGCCATATTATATTAAAAATATAATGTATAATATATTAGATCTATTTTCTAAAAATTTCTTCGGAATATTCTTGGTTTATATTATTTATACAAATAATTATTAGGCATTAAGCAACAAACTATTTATAGGCACTAGCATTAGTAGCAGTAGTAGCACTAGTAGCAATATTGGCAATACTACTTACTCCAGAGCTAATTAATTCTATTGTTTTATTTTGTAAATACTTCTCAATTGACCCGATTAGTGCAGTTGATAATAATAAAAATATACCCGATGAAAATACTAACCGTCTATCAAATTCTCCAAATTCCCGCCCTTTATATGTAATAGGATTATACCTTATAACTAGCAAGATTCCTATATATATTTGTAAAAATGTTCTCAAATAGCGCATGTATCTCGGCGCAAAACCTCCTATTCCTAATAGCACAATTATATATAATACAAAACTTATGTTTATCAAATATAAAAATACTAACTCACTAAATTTTCTCTTTTTAGACATATTATTAATAATTAACAATATTATTAATAATTAACAAAACTCATAAAAATTTATTTAAAAAACTCATAAAAACTTATAAAAATTCATAAAAAATCAAAAAATAAGCAAAAAACGCATACAAAATCCCAAGACCATATATCATAACAAATTTTTAAACAATCAGCAAAAAACAAAGCCAAAGGCACATAAACTTTTGCAAATCTCTCTTTTTACCGAATTTATATTTATAAAATTTTTTTGATTTTGGACATTTATAAATGTCCATTTTTAAATTAGGCAAGCCTTTATAGGTTTTTCTAAAACAAAATCAGGGATTTTTCAGTTTTACACCATAAAGCTTTTATAAATTTTCTAAGTGTGCAAAAAAAGCCCTTACCATACATTTTTTAGGCCTTTTTTCGATTTTTTTGCGCGTTTTTTATAAGTATAAAATACTTATAAAATACTTATAAAATACTTATAAAAAACGCGCAAAAAAGCGCAACTTTTTACACGCTCGAAATTTTGTTATCATAACAGCTCTCATTTATTTTTTTATGCAGTTTTTTTTGAGAGCATATTTTAAAATACTTATAAAAGCGCTTTTTTAGCGAAAAGGATTTAAGGATTTTTTATAACTATATAATAATTGTATATGATTAATAAAGGAGTGAAAAGCTTATATTTATATGAATGTAAATCCTGTAACTATAATACGTATAAAAAGGGGGACTATGGGCGACATATACAAACAGGAAAACACAAAAATAATGAGCTACTTATAAATATTAGTGAAAAAACGTGTGCAAAATCTTATATATGTGAATGTGGCAAAAGTTATAAACATAACCAGAGCTTATATACTCATAAAAAAAAATGCGCTTTTGTGAATTTAGAAATAAGTAATAGTGGTGAAGATGTTAATGTTAATGAAACTAGCGCTAGCGCTAGCGACATTAACAATACTATGATAATGAAGCTATTTACTGAAAATAACGATATTAAGAACTTGCTAATCATTCAACAACAACAAATAATGGAGCAACAGAAACAATTAGGAGAACAACAAAAGCAATTAATAGAATTTGTTCCAAAGCTAGGCAATATTACAAATAATAACACACATATAAAACAGAATTTTAATATTAATGTTTTTCTTAATGAACGGTGTAAAAATGCAATAAATATGAACGATTTTATAAAACAAATAAAATTAACATTGGAAGACCTGGATTTAACAAAAAATAAAGGTTTAGAAATAGGACTAAGCAACGCTATTATACAAACAATAAGTAAATTGTCGCTTTTTGAGAGACCGCTACATTGCACCGATCCCAAACGCGAAACTTTATACATAAAAGACAATGATTTATGGGAAAAAGATAGCGATAAAACAAAAATAAAAGGGGCTTTACATAACTTAAATAAAGCACATTTTAAGCTGATTCAAGATTGGATTGCAAAAAACCCCGACTTTAAAGAAAACGACGCAAAGCAAGACTATTTTGCATATTTATTGAAAACTTGCTCGGTTAATTTAAAAACTATTGACGATAAAATAATCAAGAAAATATGCGCATCTAATAATTTAAAAACAAATTTAAAAGAGTTCGAAAATATTAATTATGATTAATCGACCAAATAATAATATACATTTATATTAGTTTAATATAAATATGGATGGCATTCTGGGAGAATTAAAAAAACATTCACAACAACAAGCACCTAGCCCAAAATCTATTAACCCAAAATCTATTAAATCATCGAAACTTAGGATTTTATCGAAATCAGAACCTTTATCGGTAACTGGGAAATCAGAAGCTTTATCGAAATCTAAACCTATATCGGTAACTAAGAATTCATCGAATTCTGAACCTTTAGCGGTAAATGGAATAAGTAAAACATTATACAGCCGTAATAATCCCAGACAACAATTAGAAACGCCTCCTCTTGCTGAAAACACAGCCATCAAGAATGCTGACCGAGAATTACGTAAATCAATAGAACCATTTACTTCAAACAGTATAATTAGAAAAATTAAATGTGAAGTAGTCCGTGCTGAAAATGAGGAAGAACAAACAGCTGAAATAACAGGCAAAGAGGTACTGTCCTATGGAGTAACTCTTTTAGCACGTGGAATAAAAGTAGGTGAAGCCACAATGGATTATCTAAGAGAAGTTTTACCGGAGAAATTTGAAGAGATGATTAATGAGGCTCAAAAAAATAAGGAATCTAATGGAAAACCAAAGATAGGAGGAACAGTAGGAGGCGTAAAGCCAACAGTTGAATCAAAACAAGTTAATCCAGTCTTTAAGATATCATTATTTGCTGGGCTTCCTTCATTATTTGCTTTCATATTTTTAATATTTTTTTTATTATGGGTAATAATAATGGGATTATTAAATAGGTTTTTAGGGGATGAATATGCTTTACCAAATGTTAAATTTGATAAAAAAACAACACAAATAGTATATTCTATTTTTTTTGCAATAACAAGTTTGGTTTTAATGTTTTATTTATTTATTGATTATTATCGTAAGATTGAAGATGAATTAGATATAGTTCAAATTTTTAAACAAGTTATTGGGGCGTCATATATTTTATGGCCTATAGCCATACTTATAATTGGTTCTGGTATTTCAAAAGCATTTTATAAAATATCTTGTAATGGTAACAAACCTAATGTACTAAGTTGGGCTAAAATAGTAGAGTCGACTGCCCTATATGTATTAGGTATATGCGTATTAATTACAGTAATGTTTCTATTTAAGCCAATTGACAATATGTATCGCTATACACTTCCTAGGATGATTCAAAAATTTTTTCAAAAAGGCAAAATTGGGGTAGCAGTAACTTTAAAACTTATGGTAATTTATATAGTATTACGAATGATAACAATAATGCTAGAAGATATTATTTCAAATAAGATTGTATTTTTTATTTCCAAATTAAATAATGATGTTGAAGCTCCACCAGTGAACTGTAATGCAGAAGAAGAAGAAAAAAATGCAAAGCAAAGTGAAGTAGCTAGGATATTGGAAGAGATTTATATGTATATTTCTGGAATTATTGTATGTATAATTATATTTTTTATTATGTTAATTCAATCCCCTCATCCTTATTTTGCAAGTGTCTACAAGATAAATGATAACATCGGTACGGGTCTTCAAAGAGTATCAAGTTTATCTACAAAATATATAGTTAAACATGACACTACTAAAGATTGTAATGAAAAGAGCAAAGGGCCTGGATTTTTTTCTCTTCCTGCTATTCCTACATCTGGTGCTTTTTCTCGAGAAGAAGCACCAGCACAATCAACAACAACAACTCCCGATAACAGTAGCAGTGGAAAGGGAAAGAAGTCGAGAGAACTATTTGCAGAAAATGATGCCAATAAAGCGCGAGAGCAGAAGATATAGCAAGGACACCAACACTAAACCCAGAAAAAAAATTGGAACAAATACCAGATACTGAAATAATTAAAATCGATAGAATTTAAGACATATAAACCCACAAACCCCTAAAATTTTTATAATATGTTAAAGTAAAATATTATAAAAATTTTAGAATTAAAATGATGACCCAAATGCTCCTCCTAAAGCGCCGTTGGCAGCCATTGGTTCCATAGACTCCATAAATGCATTTTGCATTGCCTGTCCTTGAAAGTTCATTCCTCCGCCATTATTAATCATATTTGGCAGCGAATCAATCATAGATATATTGTTTTGTGCAGGCATTTGGTTAGCTCTTGGAGCCATTAAAGTATTATCTAATGTATCAGCCCTGCTAACTTGATGAATTCCAGGTGTGGAAATAGTTTGATTTATTTTAGCATTACCGTGATTGCTTGCTCCCACGTGTGGGCTTTTACCGCTCCACGTTTCCATTACTCTATTATAGAGAATATTGATTTTGGCTCCTAACTTTGTTTGCATAGTAAAAATTAAAATCAACGTAGGAATAATGAAACTTACTTCATTAAATTTAGAATATGGCACCTTGCTATATGTTGGAAAATAACGAGTTATTTTATCAATAAAAAAGATTGCAATAAACAATACACCTAATTGAATAATGATTTCAAATAATATTTCTAAGTTAGCTTTTTTGTCATTATCTTCTGGAATATATTCTTTTACAAGTTTTAATAATATTACAACAGGGATTAAAGCAATTATTAAATATTGTAACATATTAAATAATAGTGCTTTATTATCGCTATCAAAGTTAAAAACATAATAAAAGAAACCAGAAGGACTTAATCTATTGCTAGTTCCGCCATTTATAAAATTTGTATTTGGAGTTTCGAAAGAATTCATAAATATTATTATATATATAAATTAAAAAAATAATATTATTTCTAAATAATGTTATTTTTTATATAATGTTATTTCTAAATAAGTTAGTAAAGTTATATAACTTAATATGTTTATTATTTAAATTTAAATTGTGCCTATAAACATATAAAAACATATAAAAATAATTATATATGGATTGTTACACATATAAAGTAATAAATAATAATGAAACCCCTATATTAAAAAATGTGGATGTGGTTCTTATATTAGCAATGGAAGACAGCACTAGATTTAAAGAAGACCCATTTTTATTAAATCTTGCCAAGCAAACAATAATTCAATATAATAAGGGATTTAAAAAGTGTAACAAACCTTCAACAATTATAAGTTCTAAACAAGATATTGTTCACGCTTATTATACAGCTTTTGAGTACTTAAAAGAATATAATAATGTAATAATATTAGAAGATGATGCACTAGTAGTAAATAAAGACACATTAGTTTATGAAAAAATCGATGCATTTATTGCAACAACAGATTTTGATATTTTCACTTTTGGATCATTTGGATTAGCATCAAAATATAATGAAGATTTTTTGAATATAGGTAGTTATTTTTTTGGTGCAGTACAAGCAATCATATATTCACGTAATGCAAGAAGTAAATTAATTGAAGACATTAGCTCGTCTAATTTTAATAAAGGGCACGTGGATAATACATATATAGGGGCTTTAACTAAAAAATTTACATATAAATACCCACTAATTGTTCAAATATTTCATAAAACCGAGAACCAAAATACATGGAGTGCTAATATTTATATATTATCTATTATTAGAACAGCATTAAGACTCTTTAAATTTGATAAAAGTATAGACAGTTGGTTTTTATTGTATTTTATATTTAGAAATTATATTTATATAATAACATTAATATTAGTATTAATATTAATTAGTAGCATGTTTTATTTTAAAATTAATAAGGTGAAATTAGTTAAAAATATTATTGTTTAATATGTTTAATATAAAATAATAAATTTTTTAAATGGAAGACATCAAGGAAGAAAAAAAGGAAGACATTAGCAAAAATGTTAGCGAAGACAATGGAAAAGACATTACTCAAGACATTAGTGAAGACACTAACAAAGACACTAACAAAGACACTAACGAAGATATTAACGAAGATACTAACGAAAATACTGAAGAAACAACAATAGAAACAACAAGCGACTGTTCATATATTCAAATGATTATAGATGCTCACAAATTATTGTGTATGCAAGTAATTACTATGTTACTCATATCATTAATATATATAAATTGTTATGATAATAATATTTATGATTTTGTAATATATTTTTGTTTTGGTATAGTTATATCAATATTATTTGTTGCATCATTAGTACTTATAAAAAAATTCAATATAATATCAAAGGAAGAACACTATAAAATATATTCCCCATATGTATTAGATTTTTGTAAGAAATATATAATAGATATTAGTGGCGAAAATATAGCTTTTTATTACGCTATAATCAGTTGTTTGGTCCATTTAATATTTTCTATAATCGCATTATTATATGTTAAAAAATATATTAAAACATCCAAAAAAACCAATAATGCTTTGCTAATTTCATTTATATTATTTATTATTTATGGATATGTAAACGTATATGTTAATGATATTTTTAAGATATATACAAAGTCATTAGAATTAACAAATAGAGAATATGTTATATCGCTGTCTTCTATAACATTAACTTATAGTGGCTTAATATATTACTTTGAAACCATTAAAAATGAAAGGACTAAATTAATAAATAAATTAATAAATTAATAAATTAATATTATTTAAATATAATTTAAGTAATATTAGTATAACATAATAATTATTAGCTAAATGCTAAAACGGTGTTGTGAGGCAAATAAGTATAGACATAACAAATACAATGAAGAAAATCAATATTTAAATTTATTAGATGATATATTATCTACACAAAATAATCAAGAAGGTAGAAACGGAAACACATTATCTATTTTTGGTTCAACAATGCATTTTTCGTTAGAGCATAATAAAATTCCTATTATGACTACAAAAAAGGTCGCATGGAAGACGTGCTTGCGCGAATTATTATGGTTTATTAAAGGAGATACAAATAATAAGCATTTAAAAGAGAAAAACGTGCATATATGGGATGAAAATGGTTCTCGCCAATTTTTAGATGGGCGTGGACTAACTAAGTTTATGGAAGACGATTTAGGTCCTATTTACGGATTTCAATGGCGTCATTATAATGCAAAATATACTGATTGCACTAGCGATTATAGCAATAAAGGCATTGACCAGCTTAAAGAAGTAATCGAGTGTTTAAAAGACCCAGAAAAACGAAATTCTAGAAGAATGATTATTACTGCGTGGAACCCTTGTCAGCTAGATATTATGGCATTACCTCCGTGTCATATTTTTATGCAGTTTAATGTAACAAATAATAATAAATTAAGTTGTGCTATGTATCAACGCTCTAATGACGAGGCTTGTGGAACGTGTTTCAATGTTGCGTCATATTGCTTTTTAACGCATTTATTAGCAAAGCATTGTGAGCTTGAGCCTTATGAATTTTTGTATTATAAGGGTAACTGTCATATTTATGAGGAACATATTGACAATATTAAAATACAGTTACAACGAGAACCTTATGAGTTTCCAACTTTAGAAATTATAAATAAACGTGAGCATATTGAAGATTATGTAGAAACCGATTTTGTAGTTACTAATTATAAGCACCACGAGGCTATTAAATATATTATGAAAGCATAATATACAAAACAAGCATATATACAAAACAAGCAAATAATAATATAATAATTAATATTATATTATTTATTAATAATATGGTTTAAAAAATAGGCATTAGTATATTGTAAATATGTCAACATCTGCTTTAGCATCCGCGCGAAGAAGGCGAGCAACAAGTGAAAACCCTGTGGCACCAAGCCCTATTATTAATAATAGAGTAGTTCAGCAAGTTCAGCAACCTCAAAAAGACATTCCACGCGAACAAAATCAAACATTAACACCACTACAAATATTACAAATTCACGATATAAAGATTAAAGAATTAGAAACATTGATTACAGAATTTACAGACGAAGACCTACTAACAAAATTTATAGATGATAAACTAGAGAACATAGGTCATACTAAGAGCAACGACACTAAGAGCAACGACACAACGAGAGAAAGCGGTGGTTCTAATATGCCAGCTTTAGCTTTATATGATGAAAAATTATTAATGCAGGAAAAAAGAACTGAACAAAAAATGGATGATTTTAAGACATCACTAAGAGAACAACTAACAAGCACTACCAATTTATTAAATGATAAAATAGCACAAAAATTTGAATCTATGAATACTATTGACAATATTATGAGTGAATTTAGCGAGTTAAAAGTATTAGTAATTAAATCTCAAAATATGGCCTTAGAAACCGCTAATAATGTTAATAAACTTTATGAGCAATGTAATTCCAATAGTGCAAGACTAAAAGAAATCGAAACTAGTGTTGCTTTATTACATAGTAAAAAGGCTAGTAATCCTAGTAATATTATGTTACAATCACTATTAAGCGGGTCTTTATTTAAGTCAGGAGATTTTAATGCATTTGATTTTAACTGTCAACCTGGTGACAACTGTGAGAATTGTGAGCCTGATGAAATGTATGATACAAACATAGGTGAAATAAAAAAAATAAATATTGATTTTGGTAATAATGAATTATTATTAAACGAAGAACAAATTGAAGATTTATTAGATATTAGCAATCCAACTGAGCACGGCATCAGTATTCACGAATTAATTGACGATGCAACTAGTTTAGTCGAAGACACAGAACCAGCACAAGAACCAGCTCCAGAACCAGCTCCAGAACCAGCACAAGAACCAGCACAAGAACCAGCACAAGAACCAGTCCAAGAACCAGCACAAGAACCAGCACAAGAACCGGCACAAGAACCAGCCCAAGAACCAGCCCAAGAACCTGCACAAGAACCAGTCCAAGAACCAGCACAAGAACAAAAACCCGAATAATAAAATTAATAAACAATTATTATTTATTTATGTTAAAATAAAATAAATAATAACTAATGAAATATTAATGTTGATTATAATAAATTTATTAATATTATGTGTGGTTTTATTTCTATATATACATATTTATAATCACAATAAAACAAGTAACTATTTAGAATTATATGAAATGGAAAATTTATCAAAAGAAAAATTGGAAGATATAATAAATTATAAACAGCCTCTCTTGTTAAACGCTATTAATTTAGTTGAAAATATTAACGTCAAGCATTTACTTTCTGAATATTCGACATTTAATATAAATATATACAATAACACTAGCGAGAATTTGTGCAAAATAAATTTACAGGATTATTACGATGTTGCCAGCTCTACAAATTACTTAAGTTACAATAATGAAGAATTTTTACAAGAAACGTCAATAGCCAAAATATTATGTAAAAATGATATTTTCTTTAGACCGCCTAATATGTGTGCTAAAAAATATGATGTTATTATGGGGGCACAAAATAATAATACACGATTAAAATACAGCATAAATAGTCGTAATATATTATATTTATCAAGCGGTCAACTAGAAGTAACTTTGTGCCCACCAAAGTATTATAAAAATTTGCACGTTAAAAAGAATTACGAAACACTAGAATTTTACTCGCAAATAAATATTTATAATGTAGACAGCATTTATAAAAATGATTATAATAAAATTAAATTTTTAAGAGTAATATTAAACGTGGGACAGGTTCTTGTAATACCTCCTTATTGGTTTTATAGCATCAAATTTTTAGAAAAGCACACACTGGCTTTCTTAAATAGCTATACAACCTATATAAATTATGTTTCACTAATTCCTCATTTAACTATGCAATTACTACAATTAGGCAACATCAAGTTAAGTGTTAAGAAGACTAATTATTGTAAAAATACTATAAAACCAGAAAAAACAGAAAAAACAGAAACACTAGAAGCAAGAGAAACAAAACAAACAAAAGAAACAATGGAAACAATAAGTGAAGAAACAATAGAAGAAACAATAGAAGAATATGATATAAGTGATAATGCAATAAATAATAGTAATGATAAAACATAAAAATATAGCATTTAACTATTTTAATAGTGCTACATATATGTTGTTAAATAAGTATAATATAATTTCGTATATATCTAATGGAGAATTTGGACAGGTAACAAAAGCAACATATAACGACAAAAGCTATGCTATAAAATGTGGAGCAAAAGACTTAATTAAATATGAAATACAAATATATAAGCAACTGCGAACTATTAGCAACATTTCAACAATATATGACGTTTTTGAAACAAATAATAAGATGTATATGGTTATGGATTTATATACTATGACTTTGAAAGATTACAAATTACAAAATTGCGACCAGTTAAATTATGTTGAACACACTATAACTATGTTAGGAGAGCTAATAGCAATAATTAAATTAATCCACGAAAATAATATAATACATAGAGATTTAAAACCAACAAATATATGTTTAGACACGAGTTATAATTTATATATAATTGATTTTGGTCTTTCTAAAATGTATAAAAGTGGCACTATTCATAATAGTGAAACACAAATAAAATCGTTAATAGGTTCTGTTAATTTTTCAAGTTTGAACGTAATAAATTTAATAGAACCCTCACGACGTGATGATATCGAATCGCTATTATATATTTTATTTTATTTATTATTAGATAATTCTTGCTATAACATTTATACTAGCTTAGACGTTAGTAATAAGAAAAATATTGATATATTATTAATGTTTTTGCAAGATAAAAACAATAGCATACTTAATAAAAAAAGTATTAATTATACTACATTAGACAAGCTATTTAAATATATAAGACGGCTAAAATATAATCAAGCTCCAAATTATGACTATATTATAATATTATTAAATATGATTTATACGCCTTAGATTAGCTATTTAAAAATATTGCAATAGGTTGCAATAAGTTATTAACTTTTGTATAGACGTCATCGTTTGCTATATTAGGTTGGAAGTTCAACGAGTTGAAAATAGAAATAGAAATATAAGAGGGTATATATGTTATATGTGTTGGAATATTATCCGAATTTTGTATTAATAAAAAAATATAGCATATATTTTTAAAATAATAATGATAATAGTTTTTCCATTTGCTGTCTATAACTTTATTATGTTTTAGTATAAATGCTAATATGGTTTCCAGCTCTTTAATTGTTATAATATGTGATTTAATATTTGAAAAATTGTTAATTTTATAAGTAATTTTGTGCAAATATTTGTTTATACGATTAATTTCATCATTTTTTGTGCTTTTATTATTAAAACTCAAAATGTGAATTTGCAAATCTCTCGGTAGTCTATTAAAAATATTTTTTAAATAGCTTCTTACTTTATAACCTCTATAAATTTTTTGTATAAAAATTAGCCGTGCATTATACAATAATTTTGAATGATTTATACATAATAACCTTTTATTTAAGCAAAATAGTGGTTGTTTATATCTTTTACATAGCGCACATTCCATTTTTTAATATTACTAATATATAATATTACTAATATATATTTATACGATTATTTATAAACTTATTTTTATATTATTTATATAAAAAACTAATATAAAGGTAATATATATTATACTATATATAAAATGTCACAGGCTGATACTGCCACCAACCAATATGTAGGAAAAGTAAAATGGTTCAACAACAAGTCAGGATATGGATTTATTACATTTCTGAACGGAGAAGACGAACATAAAGGAAAGGATATTTTTGCTCATCATTCGTCTTTAAATGTTAAGGAAGAATTATATAAGTATCTTGTTCAAGGTGAATATATTGAATTCAATATTCAGAAAATGGAGACAGGTGCTCACGAATATCAAGCTATTAATATTAAGGGTATTTGTCAAAATGATTTAATGTGTGAAACTCGCCACAAGAATCGTGATATGTCTAAGAATTCCGAGTTTATTACCGTTAAATCGCATAATAGCTCTAAAGGTCCTAGACCACCATATAAGCCACAAATGTCAGCTTAAATTATTATAATGTTAAATATAGAAAACCTATTAAGAGTATAGAAATGGCTAAAGTAGTGTAAATTAATTTTAAAATAAGAAAAGACCTGATTTCTATGTAAGCGTGTGCTTGTGTTTGATTAATATTGTTAGCACTTATATCAATAATAATATAATTATTATTATTGTTATTCACTATTTCATTAGCATTAGCATTATAAGAATGTTGCGTTAAAATATGCTCAATTGCGCTATTTTTTTGACTGCATATAAAGCATTTTGCTACGTTTTTTTTTGTAATACTTTTATTAACCCAAGACTTTAAACAAGTATTATGAACACTATTATTGCAACAGTTAAATTTGCAATAATCATTGCAAGAAATATCCTCAAGACAAATAACACATTCCATAGTACTATTATTTAATATAAGTATATACTATTTATTATTTATTATTTATTAAATAGTATATTTTTAAGAAAGAGAGAAAAAAAAAGCACGCCCTTATGCATCAAACCCTAAAATTTTTTTTTTTCCGAGGTAATCCCAAAGATTAATTAATTCATTCATTCATCATCGTCGTCGTCGTCGTCGTCTTCTTCATCGGAGTTAGTAGGGTTAGGTTTAGTAGGAGGAGGATAAGACTTAGCCTTAGCCTTAG